TTTTTAGAAAAACATATCCAAATCACCACATCCGGTGTTGTACGCTTGACCAAAGATCCATTGGTAATGTTCATAAATAAAAACTACTTTTACATCTGGTATATGTTAATTGCAGTTTCATTTTTAATCTCTTGGAAAGTTTGTCTATTCTTTGTCCTAATGCCAGCTGGTATTGCCATCCTGAATACGGGCATACTTTCTGGCACAATACTGCACATGAAATTTCCCGGCTCATATAGGAACTACGATACCCCCGACAACAGTCACAACAATCGCTGGATATTGGCCTGGAATTTAGGAGAAGGGCTACATAATAATCATCATAAATTTCCATTCGACTATGATACTGCAAAAAAGCCAGGTGAGTTTGATCTAACTGCTTGGGTAATCAAAAAATGGTTTAAAATCAATTGACTAACCATCTGAATAACTCTATAATATAACTATGTCAAAACTTAAAATCGCAGAACTATTTTATTCAATACAAGGCGAAGGACGCTACATGGGTGTACCCAGTGTGTTCTTGCGTGTGTTTGGATGTAACTTTAAATGTGCCGGATTCGGCATGCCCCAAGGAGAACTCAGCAATGAAGCTACCAATATTGACCCTGCTAACTATACCGACTACAAATCCCTTCCTCTTGTTAGTACAGGTTGTGACAGTTACGCTAGTTGGGATCCTCGCTTTCGCCATCTATCTCCCGTTCTTTCTAGCGATTCAATTGCCCTTGGTATTATGGATACGTTACCGTACGAGGAATGGCGCGACGAACATCTCGTAATCACCGGAGGTGAACCCTTACTAGGTTGGCAACGAGCTTATCCAGACTTGCTAGATCATCCCACAATGCAGGGACTTAAAGAGATCACATTCGAAACAAACGGCACTCAACCCTTTGATCCAAAGTTTAGACAGTATCTGTTGAACTGGAGTTTGGGCAATAAAGAGCGTGGACGCAATGCATTGACATTCAGTGTAAGTGCCAAACTTCCTTGCAGTGGCGAGCGGTGGGAAGAAGCAATCGTTCCCGAAGTGGTATGTGCATACGAAGAAGTTGGTTATACTTACTTGAAACTGGTGGTGGCAACAGAACAGGATCTAATAGATGCAGAACGAGCAGTTGAAGAATATCGTACAGCAGGGTTTATGGGTCCTGTGTATGTCATGCCTGTCGGTGGTGTTGAGCGGGTGTATACCCTTAACAATCGTGCAGTGGCAGAAATGGCAATGCGAAAAGGATGGCGGTACAGTGATAGACTACAAGTGCCACTCTTCAAGAACGAATGGGGCACCTGAGTGATGGGCTCCGGTTACTACAGTAAACGAGCAATGGCCCAAGGTCGTGATGATTGGTTCTATCGCAATTGTCTTGGATGGTATTTGAGTTTTGCCGTTTGGCCCAGACGATGCGATATTACCAATCATCTCATATGGCTAGAGTTTGCCTATCGAGGTACCTCTGTATTAACAGGTCCCGGCGATCCGATTGTAGAGCATCGTTGGCACAATAAGATAGAACATCTTATTTGGAAAATTAAAGGAAACTGATATGGTAGAAAAGAAAACACCAGTAAAAAAGACGGTGGCTAAAAAGCCTGTGGCCAAGAAAACTGCAACCAAATCGGCACCAGCGGATAAGACGCCCAAAGATATTGCTACTGAAAAAAATGAACCTTGGGTCAGTGTCCTTAGTGTGGAACTAGATCCCGACAACATTGGCAACGGTGCATTTGAATTAGATTGGAATGACAAATTTATTACCAATTTGGTACGAGCAGGCTACAAAGGCAAGGATGATGTGCAAATGGTAGACCAATGGTTCCAAGATGTTTGCCGCAATGTTCTAGCAGAAAATTATGAGCAATGGGTAGTTAACCAACCCAATGCTGGCAGAACAAATAACAAAGAAGACCTCGGTGGCGGCAAAACTTCAGTGAGTTAAATGACCGACGAACTAAACAGCGCCAAAGGCCGAGACAGCTTTGACATTGTCACTGGCAATACTGTAGTTAACTTTTTTAATAGGAACATAACTCCCTACGCCACCAGTACACTGGGTCCTAAGTTTGATCTAGTGCCTGTAGAACGACAAAAAGATCTAATGATCAACCATGCTAGGATGTATGCTCAGCAAGAGTATGATCGTATCATGGAACTGGTCGCTGTGCTACAAAAGCAAGCAGACGATATTCGACGCAGGCTAGATGTTGCAGATGCTGTACATGCCGCAGAGTATCAGTTCCAAGTGGTGATGGGTAATTTGTATTGGTTGGTGTGGGAAACTAGAAAACAAAAAACACTATTGGTTATGACCGGTCCCACGGATTGGAACACCGGAGCTCCGGACAGTTACGAATACTTAATGCAGGTCAAGTACATGGGCGACCACACTTGGATGGAAATCAAATGATCTTGTACATCAATGGCGACAGTCATAGTGTCGGGGCAGAAGCAGTAGTTCCTTATAGTTTTGCCAACGATGGCGATCGTCATTATGCTAGGCCACATAGGCACGGTCATGCACAAAACTTGCCATCATCTTTTGGTGTCGTTGCGGCTAAAAAATTAGGATGGGATTGGATTAATCAAGCTGAAAGTGGTAGTTCCAATGATCGGATCGTACGCACTACAGAGATTTTCCTCGAAACAGCCAGCATCAATGATCTGGTAATATTGATAGGTTGGAGTACATGGGAACGAGAAGAATGGTTGCATAACGATGTTTATTATCAAGTTAATGCAAGTGGCAAGGACCAAGTTCCCCCAGAATTACGGGATAAATACAAACAGTGGGTTGTAGCGCAGGGTGAAGTTGAACGAGAACGCAAGATGCTTGAATGGCACAAGCGTATACACCAATTCCATATGAGTCTTAAGTCTCGCGGAATTAGACATCTATTTTTTAATACCTACTCAAACTTTGCACTAATCGAGCGTGATCATATCTCAACCAATCATATCAATCCGGGCCAGTACGAGTGGCACAACAACTACATAGATCCCTACAATCAAAATTCCACTTATTACTACTGGCTCGAAAATTTAGGATTCCAAACAGTGGCTGAAGGAAATTACCATTATGGTAAAGAAGCTCACGCAAAATGGGCAGAATATCTTGTTACGCATTTGACTCAAATAGAATAATATGCTATTATAACTACATGAAATATCTTATTGTAGACACCGCAAATACTTTCTTCCGTGCTCGTCATGCGGCACATCGTCAGAGCGACACTTGGGATAGACTTGGGTTTGCAATCCATGTCACACTGAGTAGTGTTGCAAAAGCATTTCGCGATCAGCGGGCTGATCATGTCATATTCTGTTTAGAAGGTCGTTCGTGGCGTAAGGATTACTATGAGCCGTACAAGAAAAATCGAGCAGTTGCCCGTGCGGCACTCACTGAAAAAGAGCAAGAAGAAGATCAACTATTTTGGGACGCTTTTGATGAACTCAAAACGTTCCTGTACGAAAAGTCCAATTGTACTGTTCTCCAGCACAGCCAACTCGAAGCGGATGACCTGGTGGCAGGATGGATTCAAGCACACCCTGGAGATGAACACATAATCGTAAGTTCTGACACAGACTTTTATCAACTGCTGGCCAACAATGTTAAACAATATAACGGAATATCAGATGAGCTCCATACCACCACAGGCATCTTTGACAAGAAAGGTGCCCCAGTTAAAGATAAAAAAACTAAAGAAGCAAAAACTATTCCAGACCCTAAATGGATACTGTTCGAAAAGTGTATGCGCGGAGATCCCACCGACAACATCTTCTCGGCATTCCCTGGTGTCCGCACTAAGGGCTCTTCGAAAAGAATTGGGCTCGAGGAAGCCTTCCAAGACCGTGAAAATAAAGGTTTCTCTTGGAACAATATGATGTTGCAACGTTGGGTAGACCATAATGGTGCAGAACACCGTGTACTAGATGACTATGAACGCAATCGTGTGTTGGTGGATCTTTCTGCACAGCCTGATAATATCAAAGCAATCATTGCAGAAACCATTGCCACAAATAGTGTAGTCAAGTCAATACCGCAGATTGGTACTCTGTTCCTAAAGTTCTGTGGCAAGTATGATTTGAAACGCATCAGCGAACAGGCACAGTCACATGTGGACTTTCTTTCTAGGAGTTATCCAGAGTGAATGAGCGTACACAGGCTCTTGCCACTCGGGCTAAAGAAAATGTACCACAAGGTATACTTGCTGTAGACAAATGGATTGAAACTTACAACAAAGAGTTTGCTAGATTGATTGTGTTGGAATGTGCAGACATTGCTTACAAATTTGATGAGTTGACTTTAGGGCAAGGCTATACAGTTGCCAAACATATCAAGAAACATTTTGGAATTGAAGAATGAACAAACGATTTAAAGAACTTGCACTACAATGCGGTGCATGGAATCAAGTGTATGATCAAAAAAGATTTATGATTGACAAACACTTTGATATTGAGAAGTTCGCCGAACTGATTGTGCAGAAATGTGCTGATATCGGTGCGCTCAAGGCTGACGGCAATTATGAAGTCTACAACAGCATCGTGGAATACTTTGGAATGCAGGAGTCTGAAGAATGACATATAAAATGATTGAGGTCGAAGTTGAGTTATCGGATTTTGATGACGATGAACTTATTGATGAATTGGAAAGCCGTGGTAAGTATTCTCCTACTATGGGTAATAGTGATGAGCTGATTGATAAAATCTTTCAATTACGGAGACTAGGAAAACCCTATGAACGGGAACTGGATGAATATCTCTATATGCGAACAGGTCGTGCAGTATGAAACTAAAAGATATTTTGGATGATGCGTTTTTATTCTCTATAGGTACTCTATACTTTTGTATAGTAGGATTTGCATTAGCGTTTATTATAGGGTATTTGATATGAATGAACGAATTCAAAAACTTGCTGAACAGGCTACTGAATATGCCAATGAACAAAATGAATTATATGGCGTAGGTTATGTAATAACATTCAAGGAAAAGTTCGCCGAGTTGATTGTCGGTGAATGTGCTGGAATTTATGATAAGATTGATAATGGCAATTTACATATGGGCACCGACAATTATCTTGAAGCCCTACACAAAACATTTCGGAGTTGAAGAATGAATGAACGAATTAGAGAACTTGCCGAACAGGCTGGAGCCGAAACTTGGAGTCGTGCTCCTATGAGAGCCGTCACTGGATTGGCATTCACTGATGAGAATTTGGCAAAGTTCGCCGAGTTGATTGTGCGGGAATGTTGTGAACTACTAAAAGATTCGGGCGAGAGTTGGGAGCAGTTTAGTCGTAATCCACCACAGGGTCAAGCACACAACGCCAGCGGTGCTTTGTTTGCCGCATACCGTTTGAAGGAAGATGCTGTGGATATGTTGGAAGAACATTTCGGAGTTGAATCGTGAACGAACGAATCAAACAACTTATGATTCGGGCAATAGGTGGTGTTCCTTGCTATGATGCCTCAGTTGGACTTTCTCTTAATCAAGAAGAAGCGGAAAAGTTCGCCGAGTTGATTGTCAGGGAAATGTGTGGAATGATGGAACAGGCCGAAGATGATGCCTATCATTGTTTTGAACCAAGCGAAAGACCCACTGAATACATTGAATGGTTGAATCAGTGGCGAACAAGGTTTAAAAACCATTTTGGAGTTGAAGAATGAACGAACGAATTAAACAAATTTGGGAAGAGGCTGCTAAAACAACTCAAAGTGATTCTTGGGAAGAACAGACAAAGTTTATGGAACGGTTCGCCGAGTTGATTGTGCGGGAATGTATTGATACTGCCTTTCATAAAGGTCACCCTGATTTAGAATTTTTGTTGAAACATTTCGGAGTTAAAGAATGACCGAAGGTGACCGAGCAGGTTGGTGGGCTGTTGTGTATCTGTTGATGGCGGGTGCGGCTGCTTACTTTACCATTTTTATGATTATTTTCAGTTATGTTAAAAAACTGTTTTGGAGTTGAAGAATGATAATAGAAAAGGTCAAAATTAATCATCACAATCGTGTAAAGATTTTGTGTTCGTATTGTGATACATTTAATCATGAGTATGAAACTTATGCTGACCTTGATACACAATTCTGTTATATCTGTCATAAGTGTGCCATGAATATGATGTTGGTTGATGGGAAAAATTTGGAGTTAAAGAATGAACAAACGAATTAAAGAACTTGCAAAACAATCTCAAATGGTTTTCTGGCCAACTGACCGTGAAGTTATCGAACTGATGACAGACATAGACATTGAACAGTTCGCCGAGTTGATTGTAGAAGAATGTGTTAAAGTCTGTGCTGACAGAGGAACACATCACGATGGATTATATAGTGCTTGGGCAGATGATTGTTCTAAGCGGATAGGAAAACATTTCGGAGTTGAAGAAAAGTAATACTTTCTACTGAATTGACAGAAAATGATTTTGGGTATATAATAC